GTCCTGTTTATTCGCTTCAGGGCAAAGCGCTTCAAGATAGCTTACTGCTTCTTGGTACCCTTCACGCAGTTCGCCTTAGTTTGCGGTTTGCGCTTGGGGCCTGCATCTGGTGCAGGTCTTTTCCCGTGCTTAGGTCTAGTAGCGCCAGGGCTGCGACTAGATTTGGGTTGGGAAGGTTTCGGTTTCTCTTCAGGGGCTCCCGTGTCCCCGCTTTCGCTAGGGTTGGGTTCCTCCATCTGGGATGGGCCACTCGATGGCTCCTTTGCAGAGAGCACATCGCCGTCAACAACTGCGGGAGTTCCAGCTGCAGTGGCTTGCTTGGGTTCAGCGCATAGTGGTGCTTGCAAGAGGTCGTCAAGGCTGTTTGTAGATGACAGCCATTCGTCGAACACCTTACGGTCGAATTCTGGAAACTGCAAAGAAAACTCTGCGTCCATCCAACCATCGGTATTGCAGTTGGGAAACTGCACAGAGGTTTCAAACTTAGACCACCAGGAAGCAATTCCATTGATGGGCTTTCGTTCAGCTCCAGCGTTTCGATCAACGGCAAGTCGACAGATCTCTCCAATGACGGGCGTGTTTCCATCAGTGGCAGCATATCCGAGTGCTTTCTCGACCAACTTCGTTGCAGCCTGCACGCCAGCTGGCATGCGAACTGTAACGTGGAACTTGGAGAGTTGTCTCTTGACATCACACATAGAGTCAAGACTTCCTGTCCACACAGCTGGTGAATAATAGCGCGCCAAGAAATTGACGCCTCGGAACCCACGTTGTACCATACCCGCTTCAAGCACGAGGCCGACTTTCTTAGCTGCCCACTCATGGTTCCGGACTGACAAGTCAGCGTCAAGTCCATCATCACCAAGGTGGATTCCGAGGGCCTTGAAGGCTTCCTCAGAAGAATACCGGGTTCCATCAGCTCGGTTGGAATTCCGAAAGCCGAGGTAGGCAGTAAAAGCAGCTCGTAGAGTTTGCGACGTGCTCGTAGCAGAGCAACCGGATCCATGCGAGGGTCCTTGGTCAAAGACTGTTCCTTGGGGGAGGTAACCAACATTGTCACAGTTGGTCTTCAATAGTTCATTCAGCTCCGCTCGATGGTGTTTAAAGGCCTTCATAAACACGATCCGGTCAACCTGACGCAAAAGGTACGTGATAGTACCGTCCATTCGATGGTAATCAGAGATGTTAACCTCTTCAGCATCTGAACAGATCTCCGCTACGCGCGTGGCGACTTCGAGCGGAGTTTTGCCGGGACCATACCACTCAAACTGCTTGAGGTGTGCGGACAAGGCCATCGCAAAAGTGGCCATCGTGAGTTTGTCCTTATCATTGTAAGTCGAGATGTTGCGTGGGTCCTTGACCCCTGCATACGCCTCAGGCTTGATAAAGCACTTCAGGATTGCGCAAATGCGAAAGCCCCACACCATCGCCTTAGCAAGGGAGAGTATTTGGGCAGCGGTTGTTTGCTTTTCGACTATCGTCTCGACCCCATAAGGTTCAAGGATCATCTCACCGATTACACAGTCAGCAAAGTCTTGCATACATTGCGTGACAAATGGTCTGGGTTTTGGCTCGGGCTTCTTCAGGTCGTTAATACGGCCCTTCACACACTGACGTTCTGAGGACGCAGTGTTGGCGGGAGCGAATGCCTCATGGACAAGGGGGCTCATAAAGGCTTGCAGCTTCGCTTTAGCCTCTTGGTCATACGTCTGCGGTTCGTACTGGTAAACCCGCACAGCCTGAGAGACAGGGTATACGGTTGGCACCAAATGTGGCGCGCCAGCACGGTAAAACTCAGTCAACACGGCCGCAGCGGCTCGGTCGGACTTCTCAAGCCAGGAAGCCGTGGTTGGCAACATTAGGTTGGTAGTCCCCAGACGGGCAACTGTCGCAATGGCATCTTCCACATCAGCGTCAACAGTGGCGCATAGGTGGGTACCAGGGCGGGCGGTGGAGTACAAGGTTCCTTCTTTAGTGTGTACGCGAAAGCGCACGAACTTACTACCATCCTTCATGGTAACTATCGGATTGAATCTCTCCAGAGTTTTGAACTGCAAAAATAGACAGGCTAGCATTGCTGCCGGCCCCCAGAACTGTCGGATCGGGGCAAG